CATACACGCAACCACCATGATCCTACCTAGATGTTGGATTGATGTAGACCATTGCAAAAACTTAATAGATGCGTTAAGACACTACCATAGGAAGTACATCGACAAAAATAGAATGTTTAGATCGAAACCTGTACATGATTGGAGTTCACATGCTTGCGATGCCATGAGGTATCTAGCTGTTGGACTACAAGAAATAAATGATAGACAAATTGCTCCACAAAGTGTAGCAGATAATGAATATAGGATTATATAATTATGGGATTCTTAAAACCAAAAATGCCAGCGTTGCCACCACCGCCACCGCCACCAGAACCGCCTAGCACAGAATTATCTCCAGAAGAAAAAGAAAGAATTAAAAAAGAACAAGATGCGATTAGAAGAAGAAGAAAAGGTAGAAGAGAAACTATCCTTACTGGTCCACTTGGAGTTCAAGAAACTGAGCAAGATGCTCTCGATACATTGTTAGGTAAGTAATGATTTTAAAGAAGTTAAAAAAAATTTTTGAAAAGAAACCAGTAGAAAAGAAAATTAAAAAGAAAGTAAAAGAAGAAGAGGTTTTAGTTTTGTCAAAAGATATAACTTATGACAATAAAGTTGTAAATAAATCTACAAAAGAAACTGTACAAGAAGTTAAATCCTCAACAACATTTGGAGTATAATTATGGGAGCAGCATCTAGCGGAGGATCGGATAATCAAGTATCTGGAGCAGAAGCAGTAATTACAGGTGGAACTACTTACAGTTCGAGAAAAACTAAAACTGTAAATAAATCTATTGCAGATCAAAACAGAGCAAATAGACAAAGTAGAAAATCTCCTGTAACAAAATTATTTGAAGCATCCTTAATAGGTAAAGGTGCAAAAGCTATTTCAGAATCTAAATTTGTAAGAGACAATAATTTAAAAAGAAGAAAAGCATTTGCTACAAAAAAAGGTTTAAGAGTATCTGATATGAGTGATGATTTTATTTTATCATCAGGATTTAAAACTCAATTAGATGGATTAGGTTATTCAAAAGAACCCGGTAATGTAGGAAGAGATAATGATAATAATCAACCTGCTCAACCAGTTATCGTTAAAAAAAATATTGGTGGTACAGAAGTTCAAACTACAGAAACAAAACTAGCAGAAAATGAAACTGAATCTGAAGAATACGATGCAAGAAAAACAAAACGAAGAGGTAGAAGAAACACTATACTTACTTCTCAAAGAGGAGCTTCTGGAAATCTTGTATTAGGTAAACCAACTTTATTAGGTGCGTAATGGCAAAAACTGATTTAACTAAAACTATCATGGCGAGATTTGATCGCCTTAAAACTGGTCGCCAAAACTGGGAAACGCATTGGCAAGAAGTTGCAGACTATATGCAACCTAGAAAAGCAGATGTAACTAGAACAAGATCAAAAGGTGATAAGCGTACAGAATTAGTTTTCGATTCCTCTCCAATACAAGCTGTAGAATTGTTAGCTGCATCCCTACATGGAATGTTGACTAACCCTTCTACTCCTTGGTTCTCACTAAGATATAAAGATCAAGGTTTAGATATGGATGATGAAGCTAAACTTTGGTTAGAAGGTGTAACAGAAACTATGTATACAGCTTTCAATAGATCAAACTTTCAACAAGAAATATTTGAACTGTACCATGATCTAATTACCTTTGGTACTGCTGCAATGTTTATTGAAGAAGATCAAGGTGATCTTTTAAAATTTTCTACAAGACACATCAACGAAATATATATTACTGAAAATGACAAAGGTAGAATAGATACAGTATATAGAAAATTTAAAATAACACTTAGAGCTGCTGCTCAACAGTTTGGAAATTCTTTATCAGAAGAAGCAAGAAACAAAGTAGAAAAAGACCCATTTGATGAAATAGATATTTTACACGCAGTATATCCAAGACAAGATTTTAACCCTACAAAAAAAGACAAAGAGAACATGGAGTTTGAATCTGTTTATGTAGAATATAAAAATGGTAATGAACTATCAGTAGGTGGCTTTGTTGAGTTCCCTTTTGTAGTGCCAAGATATTTAAAAGCATCACATGAAATCTATGGTAGATCACCTGCAATGACAGCACTACCAGATGTTAAGATGCTAAATGAAATGTCAAAGACAACTATCAAAGCTGCACAGAAACAAGTAGACCCACCTCTATTAGTTCCTGATGATGGTTTCTTATTACCAGTTAGAACTGTACCGGGTGGACTAAACTTTTACAGATCAGGTACTAGAGATAGAATTGAACCATTAAACATTGGTGCGAACAATCCATTAGGTTTAAATATGGAAGAGCAAAGAAGAACTGCTATTAGAAATGTATTCTATGTAGATCAACTATTAATGCAACAAGGACCACAGATGACAGCAACAGAAGTCATACAAAGAAACGAAGAGAAGATGAGATTACTTGGTCCAGTATTAGGTAGATTACAATCAGAATTATTAAAACCAATGATTGATAGATGTTTTGCAATACTACTTAGAAACAATCAGTTTGCACAAGCACCAGACTTTTTATCAGGTCAAGATATAGAAATAGAATATGTATCACCATTAGCCAAAGCACAAAAAGGTACAGAGCTTTCATCAATAACTAGAGCAATAGAAATATTAGGATCACTTGCTAATGTTGCTCCAGTATTTGATTACATAAACTTTGATGCGTTAGTTAAACATGTAGCAGACTTAGTTGGCGTACCGCAAAAAGTTTTAAAACTACAATCACAAGTAAACGCTGAGAGAGAACAAGCAGCACAACAACAAGAACAAATGGCACAGATGCAACAACTGCAACAAGTAGCCAAAGCAGGAGGAGATATAGCACCGCTAGCGAAAGCATTGCCAGAAGAAGCAAGAGCAGTAGCAAACGCAGAAAGTGAATAGTATGGACACAAAACAACTAGAGAAATACTTACAAGAACTACAAACAGATTATAAAACAATATTCAATTCAGACGAAGGCATAAGAGTCATCGCTGATCTTGAAAAGAGATGTCATTTCATGACTACCACAAATATAAAAGGTGATAGCCATGAATCTGCATATATGGAAGGACAACGCAGCGTTCTTCTATTTATAAAATCAATGCTGCAAAAAAAGGATAAATAAAATGTCAAGCGAACAGATAACACAGGAAACTGTGCCTGTAGAACAGACAACTACAGAAGCACAACCACAAGCAACACAAACAACTGTTACCAAAGCAGACACCCCTGCACCACAACCCACACAATCAACTTGGAAAGATACTATAAGCGAAGTCTATAGAAACGATCCAAATATTGAAAAGTTCACAGAGATAGATGCACTTGCAAAGTCATATATCAATGCAACTAGAATGATTGGACAAGATAAGATGGTTGTGCCTAATAAAAATTTTACTGAAGATCAATGGGAAGAAGCCTATATAAAAATGGGTAGACCAGAATCTTTTGATAAATATACCTTAGATACGAAATCAGATGTTGTTCCTTTAGATGAACAAGCAATCAAAAATTTTCAAGAACAATCTTTTAAATTGGGTTTGAACAATGAACAAGCAAAAGGCATATTAGATTTTTATAAAAATAATATGGAGGCACAAACTCAACAAGCAAAGGTTGATGCAGAAACTTCACAAGCTCAAGCTCAAAACTTACTTAGACAAGAATGGGGTAGAGATTATGATGCAAATATTGCTAAAGCCAAATCTTTAGCTACTGCCAATCTCTCACCAGAGGTTTTTGAAATGCAACTAGCAGATGGAAGTAGACTTGGAGATAACATTGATGTTATAAAAGGCTTTGCAAAGATTGCAAATATGATGTCAGAAGATAAAATATTATCAACAGAGTCTGAAAACATGGATAGAACTGAGGATATACAAACAGAAATAGATCAGATTATGAATGATAAAGATGGTCCATATTGGAATAAGTCTCATCCTAATCATGATAAAGTTGTTCAAAAAGTGTATACCATGAGGGAGATGTTAAGTGGAAGCAAGTGAACATCTTAATAACGAAGAGCTTAAACTTGAGATTTTAAGGATTGTTAAAGAAACAGGAACAGAATTTCAGAAACAAGACCCCTTGCCAATCTGTGAAATTTATTATAAATGGATTAAAGGTAAGACAATTCGTAAGAACCTTACTGGCAAGAAGGAATAGACTTCTAGTCTAAAAGACTTAAAATCCAAGAGATGCCTGCGTAGGCGGATAACTTCTCTGATTGTTTAACATTAATAACAATGGGAGACTAATATGTCATCACAAGTAACAACAGCATTTGTGCAGCAGTATTCTGCTAATATTCAAATGTTGTCTCAACAAATGGGATCGTTATTAAGAGACAAAGTTCGTCTTGAATCTGTTGTTGGAAAAAATGCTTTCTTTGACCAAGTAGGGAAAGTAACTGCTATATTAAAAACTAGCAGACACTCTGACACTCCACAGATCGACACTCCGCATGCTAGAAGAAGAGTATCTCTTGCGGATTACGAATTTGCGGATTTAATAGATCAACAAGATAAAGTAAGACTCTTAATAGACCCGACTTCATCTTATGCTCAAGCTGCTGCTATGGCAATGGGTAGAGCTATGGATGATGTGGTAATCAGTGCCGCTACAGGAACTGCATTTACTGGCGAAACAGGATCAACTTCAACTGTATTACCTTCTGCACAGAAGATTACAGAAAGTGGTACTGATGGTTTAACTATTGCGAAGTTAAGAACTGCAAAAGAAAAGTTCGACTTAGCAAGTGTAGACCCATCAATCGCTAGATTTATCGTGGTATCCCCAAGACAAATCACTGATCTATTAGGTACAACTGAAGTAACAAGTTCAGATTTCAACACTGTTAAAGCATTAGCAAATGGTGAAATCAACTCGTTCTTAGGTTTTAACTTTATAGTATCAAACAGACTATCTATTGCATCTTCTAAAAGAT